ATGGCGATAGGAGCTGGGGCGATCTGGACCGTGCGTCCAGGCGGGAATGCGAACAACGGCGCCGGGTTTGTTCCGGGAACCGGGCGGACCGACTTCAGCCAGCAAACAGATCCCGAGTTGGTCGTGACCGGGGTGAGCTGTGTCGAGGACTCCACCACGCTGGACCTGAACGCGGCGGCCATACTGGGTGGCACCGACCTGACCGGGAACATGTGCTGCGTGGTGAGCGGGGTCAATGCGATCACCGGCCTGTATCAGATCCAGTCCAACACCGATGTGGCCGTGGTTCTGGACCGGTCGCCATGCACGGCGGGTGCCGGTTCGGGCCTGGTCGTGCGCATCGGAGGTGCCGGGGGCGCGAGCCAGGCCGGGATTGAAAAGGTGCTGTCCGCCGCCGTGGCCGGAAACAGGATCCGCGTTGCCGGCGGAACGTACGCGAAAACCGGGGGCGGAGAAATCGTGGTCGACGTCGGCGCCCCGGCCGTGCGCGCCAGTGACGGATTTATCGCATGCGTGCAGCGCTCGCTCACCGACATCGTGATCGAGGTTCTTGACGAGGACGGCGAACCCGTCGATCTGTCGGAAGCGGATCTGTCCCTGCAGGTGGCCGACGTCACGGCACCGCACGCGATCGTGGAGACCATTGCCAGCCTGGTGGGCGCCGGAACCTACGGCAACGCCGTGACGATTACGCCGACGGATGTGCTGGTGGCTGAGCCGGGGACTTTTCGCGCCGAGCTGTGGCGGACGGATGGTGACGTGCACCGGGTTTGGAGCGGTACGCTGCAGGTGCTGACTGCGGCGGATCCCGAACCAGCTTGAGGCGACGAAGACGATGGCTGGTCAGATGCTCAAACTCTGTGCGCACCCGGGGTGTCCGAATCTGGTGGTGCGGGGTCGGTGCCTGGATCATGAGCGCAAGGCGCGTGAGGAAAAACCCAAGCGGGTGGAGCACCGCGGCAGCGCCGCCAAGCGGGGTTACGACCGGACCTGGCGGCGGTGCCGCAAGATGGTGCTGAACAGACAGCCGCTGTGCAAAGATTGCGGATGCCCCCTGCTCGACCAGCCGCGCAAGGCCCACGTGCACCACAAGCATAAGTTGCGGGATGCCCCTGAAAAAAGGCTGGATCCCGACAACCTGATTGCGATCTGCGACGCGTGCCACGCGAAGCGGACGAACCGCGGGGAGTGAGTTGTCAGGCTGCAGCCTGATGAGCCAAGGATGGCGAAGGTTCGAAAATACCCGGTGCGGGCACTGACGCCTGCGGAGCGGACGATGGTCGAGGATAACCTCGGTCTGGTTTATTCGTTTGAAGATCGCCACCGCGTGCGGGGAATGGAACGCGCGGAGGCGCGTAACGAGTACGTGCTGGCGCTGATGCAGTCGGCTACGTCGTTTGACTCCGCGCGAGGATGGAAGTTTTCGACGTGGGCGTGGCACAACTTGAGGATGCGCCGCAACGCCCTGGTGCAGCGCATGCAGCGACGCCGGCCGCTGGCGCCCATCACGCCCGAAGTGGCGATCAACCTGCGCGCCGCTTCCACGCCGGACGCCTTGCCCGACGTCGCGGGTATTGCGGGAGAGTTGAGCGAGCGCGAGGCCGCCGTCGTGCACATGCGGTATTACCAGGGGATGCGCCTGCGCGAGGTGGCCGAAACGCTGAAGGTGAGCAAGCAGCGGGTGCAGCAGATTGAGCAAAAGGCGCTGCACCGGATGCGGGACCGATTGGTCGAAACCGGCGTGTTTGCGCCGTGAAACAGCATAGGAGTGAACCCAATGGCAGCGGCAACTGGGATGAGCATTTCGCGCGATCTTGTCCGCGCCGGTCTGATCAGCGGACTGGTCCGGGAGGTGACGATCCGCATCCGCTACAACGATCATGATTTGGTCACCACGCACATCGAGGCCGTCGGTCCGTGCACGGTTGATCCGACGGGAATTATCGAGGCGCTGCGGAGGGGGTTGGAACTTCCTCCACTGAAGCGGTGCGCGAACCCGTGCTGCATTGGGCATGCCGAACTCCCTGCCTCCCAGGGCCTGGAGCCTAAATCCTGATGGGTGCACGCGGGCCAGCACGGACGCCGACGGCGGTCCTCGAGCGACGAGGATCGTGGCGGGCGGCTGCGCGAAAAAAGGAAGGCGAGCCGCCGCCGTCTACCGATGAACCCAGCGTCCCGGAGATGCTTGACGACGAGGGGCGGAAGTGCTGGTTCTGGATGGCCGCGGCCCTCAAGCCGCTGGGGCTGCTGTCGATCGACTACGCCCCGGCGATGACCGCGACGTGCCAGGCGTGGAGCCTGTACCTGCGCACGGCGGCTGCGATCAACGCGCTGATCTTCACCGCATCCCCACGAGACGAAGACGCCAACCAGGAGCCACCGAAAACAAAAGCCACGAAGGGGCGGAAAAAGTCCGGGCGGGTTTCGCTGGTGGATACCGCTCCCCAGGTGCCAAGTCCCAAGACCCAAGACCACGGCTCGCAGAGCAGTGGCACACAGCCCCAAGCCTCGCTCACCCCCGCGCTTGGCACAGCGGCGATGGCTGAGACCATCGTCTCACTGCACAAGATTTACGACACCGCGTACAAGCAGGCCATGAAGGGATTCGCTGAGTTTGGGCTGACCGCTGCGGCACGAAGCCGGATCGCGGCGCCCAAAAAAGAGGATGCCCCGTCCGGAAAGAGCCGGCTGCTGAAGTTGAGGGCATGATGAGGAAGGCTGCAGGCCGCAGGCTGCAGGCTGCAGGAAAGGGCACGGGGCGAACGAAGACGCCGCCGGGTCACGAAGCCGCGAAGTCACGGATGGCTCACGGGCGGGTGGCGCGGGCTGCGCGTAGCAAGCCGCCGGCACCACGCCGCAGGCGCAAACGCGAACCGGATCACGTCGCCGAGCTGCGCCGGACCATCCCCGAGCGGTGGCAGAAGCTCTTCGCACTCATCCCGGATTACGACCCCATCGCCACCGCGGAGCCGGGCGACTGGTTCGATGTCCAGGAAGCCGACGAAACCATCGCATTCTTTGCGGAATGCCTGCAACACATCGAAGGCGACTGCGCCGGGAAGCCGTTCATCCTGGAGCGGTTTCAGCAGGCCATCATCGGGTGCATCTTCGGGTGGCGCCGCAAAGACGATCGAGGGCGGATTGTTCGCCGATACCGCGAGGTGTTCCTGCTGCTGCCGCGGAAGAACGGAAAGACGCCGCTGGCGGCCGGCATCGTGCTGTGCTGCCTGTGCCGGGACGAAGAACCCGGCGCCCAGATCTACGGCGCGGCCAAGGCCAAGATGCAGGCGGCACTGCTCTTCCGCCAGGCTTCACTGATGGTGCAGCGCGAGCCGGAGCTGCACAAACACCTGCGGATTTACCGGGCACTGCAGGCCATCGTCCGCCGCGACGACGAAGGCACGGCCTACCGGCCGGTGAGCGCTGAGGCAGGCGTGCAACACGGCCAGAACGCCCACGTCATCGTGATCGACGAGCTGCACGCGTTCAACAGCCGCGAGCTGATTGACACCCTGGCGACCGGCCAGGCCTCGGAAGGACGCAAGCAGGCGCTGCTCATCTTCCTGACCACCGCAGACTATGAGCGGGTGAGCGTGTGCAATGAGCGGCACGACTACGCCCGCAAGGTGTGCCGGGGCTCGGCCAAAGACTCGCGCTTTTTTCCGGTGCTCTATGAGGCCGACAAAAAAGAGGATTGGACCGATCCCAAACTGTGGGCCCGGGTCAACCCCAACCTGGGCGTGAGCGTCAGTAAGAGCTACCTCGAGCGGGAGGCACAAAAGGCGCTGGACATGCCCGCGCTGGCCAACGCGTTCCGGCGGTTTCACCTGAATATCCGCACGGAAAACGCCAGCCCGTGGGTGACCATGGACGTGTGGGACCGCGGCCGGGGTGCGCCCGAGAACGAACCTCCGCCCGCGGAGCAATGGCCAATCGATCCGGAGGCCTTCGCGGCGCTGGTGGCCGATCGCCCGTGCTACGCCGGGCTGGACCTGTCGAGCTACAACGACCTGTGCGCGTTGGCGCTGGTGTGGCCCGGGGAGGAAGCGACGCGGCCACCGACAGAAGACGCGACGAAGGGGAAACCGCAGGCCTCGAATTTTAAGCCTCAGGCTGCCACCCCGTGGTATTGCCGCCTTTGGTTCTGGGGGACGCGGCGCCGGGCACTCGAGCGGGCCCGCATCAGCGACCAGACGCCTTATCTGCTGTGGTCTGATCGCAAGCTGATCACGCTCTGCGAAGATGACTCCGTCGACTATGGCCTGATCCGCAACACGGTGAACGCGCTGCACTCCTACTACATCATCCGGCAGATCGCGGTGGACAAGGCCTGGCAGGGACTGCAGGTGATGAAGGACCTGGCCAACGACGGGATGACGGTGGTGGAACACTACCAGTCCGCGATGCACATGGCGGCGCCGGTGAAGGCGTTCGCGGAGCTGCTTTCGGGCGGGCGTTTCATCCACGGCGGAAACCCGGTCCTGCGCTGGCACGCTGGCAATGTCATCACCGAAACGGATTCTCACGGCAATATTCGATTTTCAAAGAAGAAAAGCGCCGATAAAATTGACGGCATGCTGGCGGCCACCATGGCCATCAGCATGGCGATGAAAGACCCGTCGGGCGGACGCACGGCCTACGATGACGGCGGGCTCTTCATCCTCGGATCATGACCGGCGCGGGGGTTTCTGATCAATGAAAACACCCAGCCGGGCAGCCACGTCCATCCGCACTCCGCGTGCACGCAAGGGCGTTCGCCGCTCTTTGGAAAACCCCAAGACGCCGTTGAGTGGTCCGGAAGCGTTTGACGAAGACGGCGGCAGCCTGAGTGTGATCGGCCTGGGCCGCTCCGTCACCAAGGTCAAGGTCAACCGCAACACGGTGATGACCTACTCCGCGGTGTGGCGCGCCACCAACCTGATTTCACAGTCGGTTGCGAAGATCAACCTGTTCGTGCTGCGCAACGTGCCGCCGCGCGGAACCGAGCGGGACCGCAAGCATCCGGGTTTTCTGTTGCTGCGCCGCAAGCCCAATGAGTACATGAACTCAGTCACCTTCAAGCAGGTGCTGACCGCGCACGTGCTGCTGCACGGCAACGGCTACGCGTGGATCAAGCGCGACGGCGCCGGTCGCCCGGTGGCCATGTATCCGCTGGATCCCGAACGGACCTGGCCGGTGCGGATTAACAAGGTGCTGAGCTACGTCACCGAGCAGGACGGCGAGATCATCCGCATGAACGCGGACGATGTGCTGCACCTCAAGGGCCTCGGTTATGACGGGCTGGTGGGCTACTCGTTCATCCAGTACGGCGCGGAGTCGGCGGGCCTCGGTCTGGCGGCCCGGCATCACAGCGCGCAATTCTTCGGCAAGGGCGCCCGTCCGGGCATGGTGCTGGAATACCCCCAGACCATGAACAAGGCTGCGAAGGACAACCTCCTGCGCAGCTGGGATTCCATGTATTCCGGACCGGCCAACGCCCACAAGACGGCGCTTCTCGAAAACGGCGTCATCGCCAAGACGGTGGGCGTCAATGCGAAGGACTCGCAGCTTATCGAAAGCCGGCAATTCGAGATCCGCGAGATCGCGAACTTTACCGGGCTGCCGCCGCACAAGCTGGGGGACAATTCGAAGAGCAGCTACAACTCGCTCGAGCAGGAAAACCAGGCGTACCTCGACGACTGCCTGGATTGGTACCTGGTGCTGTGGGAAACCGAGGCGGCGGACAAACTACTCAGCGAAGATGAAAAAGACAACGACACCCACACTGTGCAGTTTGAGCGCGCGGCGCTGCTGCGGGTGGACTACAAGTCGCAGACCGACAGCCTGGTGCAGGAGGTCAACAACGGCCTGCTGCTGATCGACGAGGCCCGGGCGATTCGCAATCGGCCGCCATACCCCGACGGGATCGGATCGAAGCCGATGCGCCCGGTGAATATCGCGCCGCTGGAGGCCGCGACGGTGGCCGATGACCCGGCGCCGCCTCTGGCTGACGAGAGCGACACAGATGGGATGAGCGACGATACGGGCCGGGCGGTGCGCAAGGTGCTGTCGCGCATCGGGGAGAAGGCGCTGCGGGCTTCGCTGGCGCCGGATGCGTACGGCGCGACGGTGACAGAACTGACGGGCGAACTGGCCCGGCTGGAGATTGCGGCAGCGGCCGGCGAGGAACGGGCGGCGAAGATTCTCGAGGCCGTGCGGCAGCGTCTGCTGGCAGCGAGTGAATGCAAACCGGCCCACCTGCGGCGACGGGTGGAGCGGGCCGCGATGTGGATCGTTGCAGAACTGGGCTTTTGAATAGGTGAACCATGGAACGTCGATTTATTCAGCGGGCGGCGGCGCGGTTGGAGCTGCGGGCGCGGGAAGGCAAATTGCCGCAGATCGCCGGCTACGGCGCCGTGTTTTACAACGCCGCCGAGCCGGGGACGGAGTATCAACTCTGGACGGATTTCGTCGAGCGGATCATGCCTGGCGCGTTTGATCGCGCCGTCGCCGAGCGTGACGACGCCCGCGCCCTCTTCAACCATGACCCGACCAACCTGCTGGGCCGCATCGCCGCGAAGACGCTCAGCCTCGAGGTCGACGCGACGGGCCTGGCCTACACGATCGATCCGCCCGATACCCAGATGGGCCGCGACGTCGTGGAGATGATCCGCCGCGGCGACCTGTCGGGCTCGTCGTTCGCGTTCGAAGTTACCGACGAGGACATCCGCAAAGAAAAGCGTGACGACGTCGAAAAGTGGATCCGCGAGATTCGCGGGGTGAAGCTGTACGACGTGGGCCCGGTGACCTATCCCGCATACGAAGCCACGACCACCGGCGTGCGCGCGGCGGTGGACGTGGACGAGGTTGACGCGCTCAAGAAGAAACTGGACGCGCGGCAGCAGCGCCTGGCAGATATCGCGAAGCGCGCGGCGGCTGTTGCTGTCTGATCGCGATTTCCTCTTGACGGCAGAATGCGGAGTACGTAGGGTCTTTGGTGTTCGTGGCGGTGCGGGACGTTTGAACGACCGGGCTGCAGCGGGCACGCAGTGAAGGCCAGCCTCGTGCTGGTCGAACCGACAATATAGTTTCCCGGACGTTTGCACGACGGGTTGTCAGGAGAGTTCCCATTCTGGGGGGCTTACCTGGCGGCCCGTCGTTTTTTTGTTGGCCTGACCGGCGCGAGGACGAATCGCCATGACGGCAAAAGAGCTGCGCGAGAAGCGCGCGAAGATCGCGGCACAAATCCGCGAGCTCAACGACAAGGTGCAGGCTGAGGGCCGCGATTTCGACGCGGCCGAGCAGGAGAACTGGACCAAGGTCAATGCGGACTACGACGCATTGTCCAAGCAGATCGAGCGCCAGGAACGCGCCGAGCTGGTGACGTCCGACCAGGACGCGCCCGCCGGTGGCGAACGTACGCGCCGGGAGAACAGCGAACCCGGCCGCGGCGACCGCCGGCACGATCCACGCGACCACGAGGATTCGGCCAGCGTCGAGGAAAACCGCAACCTCGCCCTGCAGGCGTGGTGCCGCAAGCAGAGCGGGCGGGGCCTGACCAAGCGGCACGTCGAGGCGTGCAAGGCTGTGGGCATGAACCCGCGCGCCCGCGAGCTCAAGGTCGTGCTCGATCCGCAGTATGACCGCGTGCGCAGCGCCGTCCGCAATGGCGCCGAGCGCCGGGCCTTCGGCGACGGTCCGCAGACCGTGACCACCACGGCCGGCGGCTACGTCATTCCGACGGGTTTCGTGGCCGAATTGGAGCGGGCCCGCCTGCAGTTCGGCGGGATCCTGCAGGCGGCGCGCATCCTGCGCACCGCGAGCGGCAATCAACTCGAGTGGCCGACCACCAACGACACCGGCAACACCGGTGAGCTCATCGGCATCAACACGGAAGTGGCGATGCAGGCGGTGACGTTCGGGCAGAAGCTGCTCAACGCCTACAAGTTCTCCAGCAAGGCGGTGGCCGTGCCCGTCGAATTGCTGCAGGACTCGGCGTTCAATTTGGCCACCGAGCTGGGCAGCATGCTCGGCGAACGCCTCGGCCGGATCATGAACACGTACTACACGACGGGTTCGGGCTCCAGCCAGCCGCAGGGCCTCATCGCCGCGAGCAACGGCGCCAGCACGGGCAAGACGGCCGCCAGTGCGACCGCGCTCGTTCCGGACGAGTTCCTGGACATGATCCACTCCGTGGACCCGGCCTACCGCACGGCGGCGCGGTTCATGTTCCACGATGCGATCATGCTCGCCATCCGCAAGATGAAGGACGGCGAGGGCCGGTACTACTGGCAGCAGGGCATGCTGGTCGGGGAGTCCGATCGCGTGTTCGGCTACCCGTACACCATCAACCAGGACATGGCCTCGAGCATCGCCAGCGGCAACAAGACGGCGCTGTTCGGCGACTTCAGCAAGTTCGTGGTCCGCGAGGTGGCGGAGATCCGCGTGAAGCGGCTGGTCGAGCGGCGCGCCGAGTTCGATCAGGAGGTGTTCATCGCCTTCATGCGCGGCGACTCCGAGTACATCAACGGCGGAACCAATCCGATCAAGGTTCTGCTGCAGCCGTAGTAAGCAGACTGCAGGCTTTAGGCTGCAGGCTGTAGGAAAATAACGATCCGCAGGCCTCGCGCCTGTTGCAAAGTAAAGCGGGTCGGACCGGTTGGAAGCGCCTTCGCCGGTCCGTTTCCTCCGGCCGACCCGCAGTTAAGAGGATAGATCCGGCGAGCGAGAATCGAAGCCATGAAGGTCAAACTGCTCACTTCCCGCGTGGAAGATCACGCGGCCTACAAGCCCGGGGACGTCATCGAGGTCTCAGACGCGGAGGGTGGTCGGCTCATCACCGCCGGCTACGCCGAGCGCGCCGAGCCCGACGCCAAGGCACTGAAGTCGCATCGCCCGACTCCAGAGACGGCGGATAAGCTGCCTCCGGAGAACGCCGCGAAGCCGGCGGCCGCGCCGAAAAAGAACGGCAACGGCAAGAACGCCGCGAAGCCGGCGGCGCTTTCCGTCCTGTTGCTGCTGTTGAGCATGGCCGCCGCGGCGGTCGCGCAGACGGGCGTCTACAAAGACGCCAACGGAAACCGGATGGTGATCACGTCGACCGGGTCGCTGGAGAACTACCAGGGAGCCGGGACCATTGCCGGGCATCCCACCGTCACGACCACGGGCCTGACGCTCGCGGAGTACGGTGACCTCGGTGTGCACCAGACGGTCTGGACGTTCACCGCCGTCTCCATGTACTTCACCGATCACACCACGGCCGGGTCCCACGCGTCGATCAAGCTCTACGAAGGTCCGCAGGGCTTTATCAAGATGCTGGGCGCGACGTGTAACCTGACGGTGGACTGCAATTCGAGCGGGCTCGCGGATACCGCTACGTTCGATTTTGGCGTGGGCACCGCGACGGCCGGCGTCGACAATGAAGCGCTGGCCACCACTGAGCAGGACGTGATTGTCAAGATCGAGGGCGATCTGTCCGACGCTTCCGGCCTTAATCGTGCCACGCTGCAATCGGTGAACACCAGCGGTTTCGGCGTCGATTACGACGGGCACACCACGGCCGTGGACTATTTTTTCAACGGCCTGTTCGAAGCCAACGACGCCACCGCAGATGACACCTGCACAGTGAATGGGACCATCACCATCACGTGGATCAACCTCGGGGACTACTGAGAGCGGCTTGAGGCCTGAGGCTTGAGAAAAACAGCACTGCTCGCAGAGCAGTGGCACACGGACCTGAAGCCTGCAGCCTGATTCTCATGAGCTACGACGTTTCCATGGTGACGCCGCCGGACGGTACCGCGATTGAGATCGCGGACGCCGCCGCATTCCTGCGGCAGACCGATCCAACGGAGCTCGAGGCGATCGCTGGATTCGTCGCCGCCGCGACCGAGTTGGCGCAGGAGTTCTGCGGGCAGCAGTTCATCCGGGCGACGCGGCTGCAGAAGTTCGACTGTTGGGGCGACCTGGTGCGGGAGGGCCTGGCCTACCCGCCGCTGGTGCAGGTGACCAGCGTCAAATACCTCGACGAAGCGGGCTCCGAACAGACGCTGAACACGGCGCTGTACAGCGTGCACTCGACGAAGAAGCCGGGCCGAATTGAGCCGGCGTACAACGCGACATGGCCGTCTCACCAGGGGGTGAGCGGCGCGATCCGCGTGACCTACATCTGCGGCTACGGGCTGGCGGCCAGCGATGTGCCGGCAACGATCCGGACGGCCCTGATGCAGATGGTGCGGGCGATGTACGACCCGCCAGACGATTCGACCGCGGGCGCGTCCGGCAACGTGAAGCTGATCGGTTTTGTGCTCGGCGACACGGTCAAGGCGCTGCTGCACATGGCCGGGCGGTACGGGGTGCTTTAAGGGCGATGACATATGCACGCACGCGACTTACGCGACGGGGTATGGATCGAAGCGGCGACCGTGGTGCGCGACGCGCAGGGCGGCGAGCATAAGACGTGGGCGCCGGATGCTTCGCTGCCGAATCCGCAGTGGGCAAACTTTCGATCCGTTGGCGGTAAGGAGAAGATCGAAGGCGGCGCTGTAACGACGTCGGCTACGAAAGCGGTCACGCTCCGCTTCTGCGAGGTAACTCCGGCACATCGCATCAAGGTTCGCAACGGCGGCCGCGTGTTGAGCATCCTCACAGTGCGCGACCCGGACGATTCCAAGACGTGGATCGAATGCGAGTGCATTGAGGCGGTGTGAGCGATGGCCGCGGTTGTTGATATTTCGGTGCTGGGTGACGTCGACCTGATCGAGGCGCTGGGGACGCTGCCCGACAAGGTGCAAAAACGCGTCGTGAGGCAGGCCCTGCGGCGGAGCGCGGCGCGCATCAAAAAGCAGCTGGTGCCGGCGATGCCGGTGCTGACCGGAGCCTTGCGGGATGCGGTGTCCCGCAGCAATGCGAAGGTGCTGACCGGGAAAAAGTTCAGCGTGGGCGCCGTGGTTCCGCTTCCTCCACGGTCCGAGCTGGGCATCAGCCTGGATGACAAGGGGTACTACCCGGCGGTGCTGGAGTACGGAGCGCCGGCCGACGGCATTCGGGAACGTCGGATGTACCGCGACACGACGGACCGCATGGCCGCTACCGAGTTGCCGGCTATCACCGGCGATATCCGCAAGGGCATCGAGAAGGAATGGGCCACGAACAACCGCGAGCTGCGCGGGGCGCTCAGCGAACTGGGCATGGGCCCCAGCGGCGGAGAGCTGACCGCGTAATGGTGAACCGATGGGCGCAGGTATCAAGGCAGCGCTGTACAGCGAACTGACCGAGGACGAGGGGATTCAGGCGCTCGTCGGAACGCGGGTCTACCCGTTTGCAGCGCCCGCCGGAACGGCGAAGAGCGGATCGTGGATCACGTACCTGCGGGCAAACAGCGAGCACGAGCAGCACCTGGGCGGAAACGCAGGACTCGCCCAGCAGACCATTTATATTGACTGCTGGTCGACGAGCGACAGCATCCGGCTCGAGCAGCTATCGGAGACCGTGCGCCGCCTGCTCAACGGGCGCGTGAATGGGACGCTGGGGCATGACGACTATGCCATCAGCGTGAACCCGATCCGTTTGCTGAGCCAGCAGGACGAGGTGATCGAGATCGAGGACGCAGAGCCGCGG